TTAAATCTCAATATCCTGACTTTGCCGATCAAATTGATGAGTTTCAAGATTTTATTAATGCTGGTGGAAATGTTGAAGATTGGGATTCTGGTGGTGATACTGTAGCTAAACAAGAAGCTGCTGACTTTGGACAACAAATTTTAGATGCTACTAGCGTAGATGAATTATCGGATTTATTAACTAATAATCCTGATATGTTAAACAATCCACATTTAGCTTCTTGGGTTCAAGCTAATGGACAATTCCCAATAACTGACGATGTAGGTATTTGGGCTAATTTAGATAACATTTTTGCTGAGTGTGTTCAAGGCCGACCTTGTGATCTTGACCAACTTTTAGGCAATATTGGAATTATGTTTCCTTCCATTATTAATTTACCTGAATGGGCTAAAATATTAGGTGTAGGCATATTTAAACTTCCCAGTATTTGGGAAATGATGCAAAAAGCTGGAAATATATTTGAGACTGTTTCCGGTAAAATAAAATGTACAAGAACAGACGATGAAGGCAATGAAAGAGATTGTACAGTAACGGAACGTATTTCAAATAGTTTATGTGTTTTAAAACCAGACGCAGATTGTTGTCCTCCTTTAGATCCTTTTACCAATATCCCCGTAGGTGACCCGACTTGTAGTCCTGGAGATTTAATAAGTGGTGCTGTTGGATCTGTTGTAGGCATTGGTACAGACGTTCTTGGACAAATTATAGGTAAAATTGAAACTTTAGAAGATAAAATAACAGGAGCAGGAAAATACGGTGATATTTTAACTGGAAATTGTAAAGAACCTGATGGAACTCCTAAAGAATGTACTTGGGCTGATTTACCTAGTGAAGTATTAGATGACCTTATTGATATATTTGGCTCAGATTCAAGCAAATGGCCTCCTTGGGTATGGGCAATAATTGGTTCTTCCGTCTTAGGTGGAATTGTAACAAAAACCAATTTAATTACTGCAGAAGAAGAATGTGCGGAAAGGGGAGGAACTTGGAACGGAACTTCCTGTGAGCTTCCAACACAAACACCAGAAGATTGTACTTCAGAAGAATATTGGGACGCTGAACAAGAAACGTGTGTTGGTATTCCTGACTGTAGTTCTGAAACAGACGAATACGGAAACCCTTTAGTCTGGAACGCTGAAACTAAACAATGTGAGCCTCCTACTATTACGGAAGATACTTGTGAAGAGCGTTATCCAGGTGAAGGGGCAAGAGCAAACGATAGTTCTCCTTCTGGATGTGAAAAACCTTGTAATGATGGTTGGATTGATGCTGATTTACCTTGTGAACAAGTTCCAGAATGTGAAGGAGGTTGTCCTCCGGTTGACGGAGTACCTCAAAAATGTGATCCAGTTTTAGGTAAATGTGTTCCTGACGTAGAAGGAACTTCTTGTGCCGAACAAAATAGGCAAGACAACCCTGCTGATCCAACAACTTGCGGTGGGTGTTTAGGAAATTTTGTAGATATAGATGGGGTGTGTGTAGAAAAACAAACGTGTTCTGATCCTAATTCCCAAGTTAATGCTGACGGAAGTTGTGGTGAATGTAATTCAGGGTACAATAGAAATGAAACTGATTCATGTGTACCTGATACTGTTACTCCAGTTGAAGACTGTAGTAATCCAGAGTATGCTGCGGCAAATCCAGAGGAATGTAAACAGACTCCACCATCAACAAATTGTGATGAATTAAACAAAAGAACAATGAGTGATGGATCGTGTGGTGGTTGTAAACCAGGATTTAAACCTGGAGCTACTCCTGACGATGCGTGTGTAGCTATTGGATACACTTGTTCTGACCCTAATGCAACAGTTATGGAAGACGGTTCTTGTGGTCCTTGTAAAGAAGGTTATATTCAAGATTTAACTGAAGGACCAACACATGATAAGTGTATTCCTATCCAAACAGGTGGACCAGGAACCCCTAGTGACGATGATGATGATGATTTAGATTTAAGCGGTGGCGGTGGTGGAGGTGGTGGTCAAACTAACTTTACTCCATTTACTGGTGGTCCACAATGGAATCCAGCAAAAATAGGTTTAGCTGCTTTACCTATGTCAATGATGAGTTCTCAAGGATTTTTACAAGGTTTATTGGGAGGTTCTACACAAGGACAGCCTCAACAAACATCTTTAAATCAATCTCAAAAACAACAACCAGGAATGTTGGACGCTCAAAATAGATTTTCCAATGCTTACAATCAATATGCTAATAGGGGCTTTAATAATTCTAGTTTTTTTAATTTTTTAAATCAAGGTCGTGGATAAATGACATATTTAGATATAGTAAATAATACACTAAGACGATTAAGAGAATCCACAGTTTCCGACATTACTGAAACAACCTATTCCACTATGGTAGGTGATTTTGTTAATGACGCTAAAAAATTGTGTGAGGACTCTTGGGATTGGTCAGCATTACGGACGGACATAACAGTCACTACATCAAGTGGGACATCCAGTTATTCCTTAACAAACAGTGGTGAAAGCACTAAAGTCCTATATGCTTTGAATGATACAAAGAATTGGTTTATGGAGTACCAGACACAGAAATGGTTTGACGATAAGTATTCCATAGCAACTCCAGCGGACGGAAGCCCTAACTATTATACGTTTGATGGTCTTGATTCCAGTGATGACACTAAAGTAAAACTTTATCCAAAACCCAATGCCACTGAGTCTGTAGTCTTTACAGTAATTAAAAAGCCTGTAGCGTTATCAGCTAAAACGGACACAATAGCAATTCCTCATACACCCGTAATACACATGGCTGTAGCTTTGTTGGCTAGAGAACGGGGGGAAACCGGAGGAACAACAGCAGCGGAATATTTTAATTTAGCAAATAAATATTTAACGGATGCTATTGCTTTTGATGCGTCTAAACATCCTGAAGAAACTATTTGGTATACACCTTAATGGCTCAAGAATTACAAAACTTAGCAATTACGGCTCCAGGTTTTAAAGGAGTCAACACACAGGATTCTCCTGTTAATGATGACTTTGCTTTTGCTTCAGTAGCGGAAAATTGTATTATTGACAAATATGGTCGTATTGGTGCTAGAAAAGGAATTAAAACAGTTACAGCTAGTTTAACTCCTTTAGGTTCCAGTGCAGGTCTTGAGTCTTTAGGGGAATTTTTGGACTCTGGAGGAAATAACCTTATTTTTGGTGGTGGTAACAATAAAATATTTAAAGGTACGTCCACTAATACAGTGTTGACTGAAGTGACTTTACCCACAAGTTATACCGTATCAGCTAATAACTGGAAGATTGTAAACTTTAATAGTAGTGCTTACTTTTTTCAACAAGGTTATGAGCCTTTAGTTTACTCTAACTCCGCTGGCTTACAAAAGATGTCAGCAGTAACTAGTTCAGCAGGGACACCTCCACAGGCTAATGAGGCTATAGGTGCTTATGGTAGACTTTGGGTAGCTGACTTTGCTGCTGATAAGTCTACAGTGTACTGGTCTGACTTATTAGGTGGACATAAGTGGACAGGAGGTTCATCAGGTTCCATTAATGTAGCCAATGTATGGCCTGATGGGTACGATGAAATAGTAGCTCTGGCTGCATGGAACGGTTATTTAGTTATTTTAGGTAAACACTCTCTTATTGTTTATCAGGGAGCTACAACACCCTCCAGCATGTCCCTGTTGGACACTATAAGCGGTGTAGGATGTTTAAGTAGGGACAGTGTGCAGTCCACTGGATCAGATTTACTGTTTTTATCCAGTTCAGGAGTAGTGAGTTTAGGAAGGACTATACAGGAAAAGTCCATGCCTATTAATACAGTGTCCGGTACTGTTACTGATGACGTTGTATACTATATTTCATTAGAATCGGACAAAAAGAAAATTAAAGCAGTCTTTAGTCCTGAAGAATCCATTTATTTACTAATTTTTCCTACCAGTGATTTAATTTATTGTTTTGACATGAAGGGAAAATTGGAAAACGGGTCACATAGGGCAACAACATGGTCTAGCACTACAGTGTTAAACGGACTAAGAACTATAGACGGAACTTTGTATTTTGGAGGTTCCGCAGGTATAACGGAATATGATGGATATATAGACGGTACGGAAACAACGTACCACATGAGGTATTTTAGTAATGAATTATCCTTTGGTGATCCTTCAAGACTTAAGATACTAAAGGAAATAAACCTGATTATGGTCGGTGGTCAAAACGTAACCGCTACAGCTAACTGGGCTTATGATTTTTCAAACGCCTTTAGCCAACAATCGTTTACTATAGCTGACGTTACATTAGCGGAGTACAACGTATCGGAATACAATACGACTGCGGAATATTCCAGTGGTATTATTATTGCGGATGATTTTGTTAAGACCACAGGACAAGGTAAATCAGTTAAGGTAGGAGTAGAGGCAATTATTAATGATAATGCCCTCTCCTTACAACAAATGAATGTTAAAGCATTGATAGGTAGAATGACATGAGTAACTATACGAAAACAACAAATTTTCTTGTTAAGGATTCTCTGGCATCCGGTAACTCTGCTAAAATTGTTAAAGGTGCAGAAATTGACACTGAATTTGACAACTTAGCAACCGCTGTTGCCACTAAAGCGGATTCAGCTAGTCCTACTTTAACAGGAACGGTAACGGCAACTACCGTCAATGTATCAGGAACCCTCACGGCAGGGGCTATTGAAGGAGGGACTTACTGATGGGTGTTTTAGACAAATTATTTGGTTTTGGAACTGGAGCCGCTGGTTTAGCAGGTATTAATTATGCTAAAGAAAAATTTGAAGACTTAGGTGGTAAAACAGGGTACGGTTACAGTACACCAGAAGGAGATTTAAAAGGAGCTTATGAAATAGGTGATATTGCTTCAGCAGCTTCTCAATTTAAACCTTTTACAGTTACTTCCTCCGGTTTAGGTACAGTCACAGGAACTCCTGAAGGTGGATTAACTTTAGCTTTAAGCGATGAACAACAGGCACTTCAGGATTCTTTAGGAACAGGTGCACAAACCTTTTTTGACAGAGGTATGTTAAATCTGGACGATAGACAAGCTGCTTTATATGAAACTATTAGGGCAGCACAAAGACCTGAAGAAGAAAGAGCAAGAATGGAACTTCAGGAACAACTGGCTAACCAAGGAAGATTAGGAGTCAGAACGTCCATGTTTGGTGGAACTCCAGAACAATTAGCAATGGAACAAGCTATACAGGAAGCTAAAAACCAAGCCGCTGTTGACGCTATTACGCAAGCTAGAGCAGATCAACTACAACAGGCTAACTTAGGTTCTATGTACATGAAGAATATGCAATTACCTCAAGCTGGTCTATTAACTATGTTAAGTCCTGCGGTTAACTTAAAGAACATAGCACAAACTGGACAGCTTCAAGGTGCTGAATATATGGCTGATGCCCAAATGACTCCTTTGGAAACTGAACTAGCCGCTAGACAAGCTATAGCTAATTTGATTGGTTCAATTAGTTCTGGTTTGATAGGCGGTGCAACAAGTTCAGCATTTGGTGAAGGCGGTTGGTTAAATTTGTAAATAGGAGAATATAATGGCAGCTACTAGAATAAACCCAGGATTATTATCCTCCATAGCTACAGGTTTAGACCCTACAGCTCAAATGGCCGCTCAAGCCGTGAGTGGTTTTTTACCTTCCATGAAGCAAGCTCGTCAAGAGGAAATGGAAAAAGAACGGCAAAGGCAAAAACTTTTAACTTTAAATGCCTATGAACGTGGCTTAAGTAGTCTTACTAACGTTGATGGCTCACCAATAACTGCCGATCAAAGAGCGGATGTTTTATCCGGCATGTTACAGTTAGGTGCTGAACAAAAAATAGACTTTACTCCTGAAGACATTAGAGATTTAAGAACTAGGTCTAAAGAAACTAGAGAATCTTTAACGGAAGAAGAAGAAAGAGAAAATGTTATTAAAGCTGCAAAAGCAGCCGCAACAAAACAAAAGTTGTCTAAAGAAGACATTGATATTATTACGTCTTCCAGAAAAAATGCACAAAAATTTCTTGATAATAACAGGGTTTTTAAAGCAACTGAGTATACAACTGAAATTGTTCAAGAAATTAGAAATGGTAAATTAAAAAATATATTACGTTATATTCCTAACGATCCAAATAAAAAACCAATAGAAAGAGAATTAGGTGAAGCTTTTGATGAAGATTTTGGAAAATCCTCCGAAAGAACTGCTGATGATTTAAAATCTAGTGAAATAAAGAGAATCCATGATAAACTGGACGCATCGGAAAAACTTTTAGCTGAAGCTGACACTCTTGATTCATTAGTTATAAGATCGGAACAAATGGGAAAAACAGGTGGTTTTTTGGCAGACGCTATTCAGGGTGGTCGAGCTGCTTTAGGATTATCCGATCCTGAATATTTAGCGTTTAAAGCAGATTTAGCTTCTGTACAAGTAGAAAAAGCTATTCAAAATTTACCTACTGGTCCTGCTTCCGATAAAGATATAGCGTTAGTTTTGTCAACTACAGCAGATTTAACGACTTTAGATCCTGAAAAAAGAACTTCTTATTTAAGAGGAGTTGCAAAAATAAAAAGATTACACGCCCAAAGAAAAAAAGCTGAAGCTAATTATATGAAAAACTATGCAGATTCGTTTGCTTTAGGTTTTGACGAACATTACAATCTACATCAAGCTCACGAAAGACTCCATAATATGCAAGACAAACATCCTGATGTGTATAATGATTATATGAAAAGAGGATTAGAAATAGCCCAATTAAGACAAACAGACACAGTAGAAAGTCATAAAGAAGCAGATAAACTAGAACAGGCATTAAACGCAATGATAGCAGAACCCAGTACAGCTGGAAATCCTAATAATTATGCTATTATGGATGTTTATAGGAGAAGTCAAATGGCTGCTACAGAGAAAATTAAAATACTTCCTGACGAACTGAAAGAAAGACAAATACGTTAAAGGGTTTAATATGAGTATACAAGATGATTTAGAGTTTTTTAAAACGATGTCAAAAGAAACTTCAAGGCAGCCTGATTTTTCTCAATTTCAAAAAACTGAAATTCCTGAAGTATTATCGGCAGACGTTCAAGCCGAAGTTCAAAAAATGAAAGAAATAAGACAAAAAAGTAACAGAATGTCTTTACAATCGGCTTCAGATTTAAAAGTAGAAGAAGAAGGCTGGACTGACGAAGATTCTTTAGCCGCTGCTGATAAATTTCATTCTAGTTTATTGTTAGGGTGGGGAGATGAATTAGATTTATGGACTGACGCTATTATACAGGGAGTTTCTACGGATACAAGTCCCAGTGAAATTTATGCTCAATTAAGAAAGGATTATGATGCAAGACAAGAAGCGTTTGAACAAAGACAACCTGAAGCGTACTTAGCTGCTGATATTGGTGGAGCAATAGCGTCTCCAATTAATTATATTCCTGTAGTGGGTCAAGCTACAGCAGCAGCCAGATTAGCCGCTAAAGCTCCTAAACTTGCTAAAGCAGCACAACTAGCTGCTCCTGTAGTTAGAGGAGGAGTTGAATCCGCTATTTATGGGGCTGGTGAAGCTGAAGAAGGACAAAGATTAGAGCAAGGAATGGATGCTGGAGTAACTGGAGCGGCTTTTACTGGAGCATTTAGAGCAGGTTTTAAAACTTTAGGCTTGGCAGGAGACGCTATTTCTAAAAGAAGAATAAAACAAAATTTAGTTGACGATCAAGGTAATTTTACTCCAATTACTTTAGCTTCTACAGGAAAAGACCAATCAACTTCGGAACAAATGATACATTCTTTTTATAAAACATTAGTTGCTCCTTCCTTTGGTGCACAAGGGGCTTTCCTTGCCCAAGAAAAACGTATTTTTGCTAACAAAGAAAAATTATTGGAAGCTCAAAAAGAAATGTTTAACACGGCAAAAAAACAAGCTGAAATTAAGTTTGATTCAAGTAAAAACAAATTAAAACAAGGAATGTCTACCCAACACGAAAAATGGAAACGAACGGAAGCAGCGTACAAAGAAGCCAGTAAAAGAAAAACTGATCCTTTGGAAACAGCTTTTAAAAATTTACAGGAAGGTAAGACAAACAACAAATTTTTTAAGCAAGGTATTAAAGAAGCTCAAGAAGTTTCTGATGGACTTAGATTTTTATTTAGAGACAAAATGTTTAATAACAGTTTACCAAAAGGAGCAACAGAAGATGACATTGCAAAATTAGCTACATTAAATAATTCTTATGCAAAAATGGCATTTGTAGATGACCTTTGGAAGAATGAAGGTTATTCAATGATTAAAGACATAAAAATGAGAATTAAAGCTGGTGAATTTGAAGAAAGCTTAACTAAAGCAATAAATAACGATCCGGTTTTTTTAGTTAATATTGCTAACCTTCCTGCGTTTCAAAAAGACGTTAAGTCCGTAATTCAAAATTTAGTTAATTTTAAAGATAAAAACGCCCGTATAGACGGTGACATAATGGCAAACATCCGTTCACGTTTAGGAACAACTGCTTCAGCAGCAGGTGATCCACAAGTACAGAGAGCATATAGAACAGTTCAGTCTAAAGTTGATGATATTATTAAAAAGAATTTAACAAGTAAAAAATTAAAAGATTTTGAAGAAGAAAGAAGTAAATGGAAAAACCAAATTATTTTACGGGATGCCGTAGGAGACGCATCAACTATGACTAAACATGGTGATTTTGATGAAGAAGATTGGTTTAAATCTATTAACAAAAATAGTCAATGGGATAAAAGATGGGGGCAAGGTCCATTTAAAAAAGACGCTCTGGACTTAAGAACGCTAATTGAAAAAGAACAGAAAGACCACGCAAAAGCAGCTTCAAAAGCAGCTAATGCAGACGCACAAAGAATAAAAGGTTTGTTAGAACAGGAAAAATCACGTTTAACGGCAAAACTGGCTAAAGAAAAACAAAGAGTTTTAGGTGAATCCATAAGAAGAAGGGAAGCACAGTTAGGTTCTAAAAAACAAGTTATGGATAGCTTTAGTAAAAATTCTGTAGAAGGAATGAGATTACAAGCGATTGAGGCTGATTTAAAAGCCTTAAAAGAATTGTCTTCTTCCCATAATCCCAGTTGGTTTCATTCTTTAGCTGCCAACAGTATTTTAGCTAAAGGTGTAGGACAATTAGGTCAATTAGGACAAAAATTTGGATTTGCCTTTGGAGCCGCTACTGTTGGAGGTCTTCCTGGTGCAGCCGCAGCAATAGGAACAGGAAAACTTTTATCTACTCAACCTGCTCAAAAATTTGTAGCAGGACAAACGCCATTACAAGAAGGCATGCAACGTATGCTTAAAAATGATGCTACAGGCTATACGGCTGACGTTTTGTCCAGAAGTTTAGCTAAAGGTATGTTAACAGGAGAATAGGTTTAACTACTCAGCTTCAAACTCCACAATACCTCCGTTATTCAAATAGGCTATAGCTCCCATAACACCCATAAGTTTAGCCATTTGTTTAACTTCAGATTCCACTGACTCCACTACTGAAGGATGATCCGCTGTACCACTGGCGTTTTCCGTCAGTACCTGGATGTTCAGCCTATGTCTGTCCAGTTGGTACATACAGGTCTGGGTTATATTCTCTATGACTTCCTCCTTAAAACATGGCTTACCGCCAGTGATTTGCTTAAGTGACATCTTGTTTCCTCCTGAGATCAGCCACAGCCGCCTTAATAGCGTCTTCAGCTAATACACTACAATGAATTTTAACGGGTGGTAAAGAAAGCTCCTGTGCAATCTCAGAGTTCTTAATGTCCTCTGCCTCACTAAGTTTTTTACCTTTAACCCACTCAGTTAATAATGAACTGGAGGCAATAGCGGAGCCACAGCCATAAGTTTTAAACTTGGCATCCTCTATTACCCCACTGTCATTCACCTTGATCTGTAGTTTCATTACGTCACCACAGGCAGGTGCTCCAACCATACCAGTTCCTACAGCTTTGTCCTTCTCATCCAGTTTCCCTACGTTTCTAGGGTTATCATAATGATCTAAAACTTTATTGCTATA